GAAAATGCAAAATTAATTTTTAACACTTATATATTAATATGAACACGAATGATATGATTAGTAAAATCAAAGAAGTTCTAAACTTATCCGAAGAAGTTAAGTTAGAACAACAAACGTTAGAAAACGGAACTGTACTTGAGGCAGAAGCGTTTGAAGCTGGTAAAGAAATCTTTATCGTTACAGAAGATGAGAAAGTAGCTGTACCAGTAGGAGAATACGAAATGGAAGATGGTCGTATTCTAATAGTAGCAGAAGAAGGACTTATTGCTGAAATCAAAGAAGCTGGAGAAGAAGAAAAACCAGAAGAAGAGGTAGAATCAAAAGAAGAAGAAGAAAAAGAAGAAATGGGATATGCTACTAAAGAAGAATTAGCTGAGGTTAAAGAAATGATTGAAGAAATCAAAGCTATGTTAGAGCCTAAGGAAGAAATGAGTGAGGAACTAAATGCTGATGAATTAGGAAACCTTATGACTGAAGAACTATGCAAACACGACAAAGTTGAGTTAAGCGAAGTTCCACAAGAAGTTCAAGAAGAACTAAACCAACCAGCTGCTGAGCCAATTAAGGCAAACCCAGAAGTAAAACAAAACCTATCTAAATTCAATATTTCTGAAAACAGACGTATGAGTACACTAGATAGAGTAATGGCAAAACTAAATAATTAATATAAACAACTAAAATTAAATTAAAATGAGTGTATCAATTACATCAACTTATGCTGGAGAATTTAGTGGCAAGTATATAGCTGCTGCTTTATTATCTGCTGACACATTAGACAAAGGCAATGTAACAATTATGCCTAACGTTAAGTTTAAGTCTGTTATTAAAAAGGCTTCAACTGACGACATCGTAAAAGACGCTACTTGCGACTTTCAAACTGGACAAGGGACTTTAACTCTTACAGAGAAAATCCTTCAACCAGAAGAATTTCAAGTAAACCTTGATATTTGTAAAAAAGACCTACACGATGATTGGGAAGCTGCTCAAATGGGATATTCTGCATTTGATAACCTACCAGCAAACTTTTCTGATTTTGTATTGGCTCACGTTGCTAGTAAAGTAGCTGACCGTACTGAGAAAAACATCTGGAGTGGTTCAACTGCAACATCAGGACAATTTGACGGTTTTGCTACATTGTTAGTTGCTGATGGCGATTTACCAGCTGCACAAGACATTACTGGTACTGCTGTAACTGCTGCAAACGTAGTTGCTGAATTAGGTACTGTTGTAGATGCAATACCAACTTCTGTTTACGGAAGCGAAGATTTAGCATTGTATTGTGCTTCTAACGTAATTCGTGCTTATACTCGTGCATTAGGAGGGTTTGGTTCTGTAACTGGAAACGGTGGCGGTGCAAACGGATTTGAGAACAAAGGAAACAACCAAGTATTAGGTAACCTTTTCTTTGATGGAATTCCATTAATTCCTTGTAGAGGTGCTGCTGACGATATGGTTATTGCTGCTGAAAAAAGCAACTTATTCTTCGGAACTGGTATCTTAAACGATATGAACGAAGTACGAGTTATTGATATGGCTGAAACAGACGGAAGCCAAAATGTTCGTGTAGTAATGAGATTTACAGCTGGCGTACAATACGCAATTGTAGAAGACATTGTTTACAGAACTGCATAATAAAAATTAATTAACTAACGTAATAAAGGGTGGGTAAAATAACCTACCCTTTTTTATTAAAAAACACATAAATCGATGGCTTGCTTATTAACATCTGGTCGTAAAGTGCCTTGCAAAAGTGCAGTAGGTGGTATAAAAACTATTTACTTTGCTGATTTTGGTACTTTAGGCGACGCAACAATTGCCTCTGGCGAAATTACTGCTTTTTCTGGATCACCAAGTTGGTTCCAGTTCGACGTTAAAGGGAACAGCTCAATGGAAACTGCTATTACATCAAGCAGAGAAAATGGAACTACCTTTTACGATACAACCTTGAATATGACTTTAACTTTTCAAGATAAAGCTACACAAGAAGAATTAAAATTAATTGCACACGCTAGGCCTCACGTTTGTGTTGAAGATTACAACGGAAATTATTTTGTTGTTGGTCTTGAGCACGGAGGGGAAGTCAATGGCGGTACAATTGCAACTGGTGCTGCAATGGGTGACCTAACTGGTTATACATTAACAATAAACGCACAAGAAACTGCACCGCCTTACTTTGTAACTGGTTCAGTTATTACTGCTGATGCTTCTAGTACACAAATTGATCCAACTGCTTAATTAAGCTAAAGGGTTTTAAATAAATTGGCTACCTTTAACGAGGTGGCCTTTTTTGTTATAAATGTTAAAGTTTTGTTAAAATACGTTAATAATTTGTTTATAACTTAAATAAATGCGTATATTTGTAATGTACAAAAAATAGTACAACGTTCATTGAAATATTGAAGTGCTAATTATAATTTGAGTAGTGAATGTCAATAGATAAATTAAAGATGTTGAAAAAGTACATAGACAATTTTGAAAGGCAGTCCGGTTGAGATAATGAAAAAATTAAATTGCACTTCTTTAACATATTAAAAAACTAAATTAGCCAGAACCAGTATAGCTTGCATTAAAAGTTATCAAGAATCTGAAATAGTGTTTCAAGGGAATTCCACCGCTGGCGACGAAATGAGCTTGGTTGTTCAAAGTAGGACGCTAATTTAGTTTATTAATTAACCCTTACAGAAATGTAGGGGTTTTTTTATGCAAAATAAATTGTTTTTGTTTATATATTAATATGCAACTTATACAAACTAACGGCAATAAAACTTTTAATATAATCCCAAGGGAATTTACTATTGGAAGTTTAACTGTTACCCTAACAAGCGAAAGCACAAATACGCCTATTGTTGTTAATAGTACATCAAGCGTAAATGGTAATTATTTACAATTTGCATCTGTTTTTGGTACACTATCAGAAGGCCAGTTTTACATACTAGAAGTTAGCAACGGTACGCAGGTAATTTACAAAGACAAAGTATTTTGCACCGATCAAACAATAAACCAAAGTTCTAATGACTATTATAGCATTAATAAAAACCAATATACAAGCGAAGATAGTTACGACAACGAATATATTATAATATGAACGATTTAAGAATAGTAAATTTAAGCACTTATACAACCCCTGAAATTGTTGAAAAATCAAACAAAGATTGGGTAGCTTACGGTTCTGATAATAATTATTTTCAATACTTAATTGATAGGTATAACGGTAGCCCAACAAACAACGCAATTATAAACGCAATTAGCGAAATGATTTACGGTCGTGGGTTGGATGCTTTAAATTCAAATAAAAAACCAGAACAATATGCTAAAATGGTTTCTTTGTTTCATAAGGATTGTGTGCGTAAATTATGCTACGACCTTAAACTTATGGGTCAATGCTCTATGCAAGTAATATACAGTAAAGACCGCAAAAGCATAGCACAAGTAGAACACATACCAGTAGAAAACCTAAGAGCTGAAAAATGCAACGAAAAAGGTGAAATAGAAGCCTATTACTACTCTGACGATTGGAGTAAAGTAAAAACCGTTGACCAATTAAAAAGAATACCAGTTTTTGGTTACAGCAAAGAAAACATTGAAATAGTTTACGTAAAACCTTACAGAGCTGGTTACAAGTATTATAGTTCGCCTGATTATGCTGGTGGCTTACAATACGCAGAGTTAGAACAAGAAATTAGTAACTATCATTTAAACAACATACTTAATGGACTGGCTCCGTCAATGCTCATAAATTTTAACAACGGAACTCCAAATGCTGAGGAACGCCAAATGTTAGAGAATAGAATATATCAAAAATTTAGCGGAAGCAGCAATGCTGGTAAGTTTATACTTGCCTTTAACGACAACCCTGAAAGCGCAGCAACAATAGAACCAATACAATTAAGCGACGCACACAACCAATATCAATTTTTATCAGACGAAAGTTCTAAAAAGGTAATGGTTTCGCATCGTGTGGTAAGCCCTATGTTAATGGGTATAAAAGATAACAGCGGTTTAGGTAACAATGCAGATGAATTAAAAACAGCTAGTACATTAATGGATAACACCGTTATAAGACCATTTCAAACACTTTTAATAGATGCCTTTGATAGCATACTAGCTTACAATAATATTAGCTTAAAACTATACTTTAAGACCTTACAGCCACTAGAGTTTACAGACCTTGAAAACGTAGAGGACGAAGAAACAAAAGAAGAAGAAACTGGTGTTAAATTAAGTAAAGAATTTAAAGAAACAATACGTAAAAAGTTAAATGGAATTGGCCAAGATGAAAAGCAATTACTAGACCAATACGATTTAGTACACGAAGCAGAGGTTGATTACGACCTTGAAGATGAGCTTGATGAAATTGTTGCTGAATTAAACAAACCAAAAAAAGATACATTACTTTCTAAAATTTTAAAACTTGCTAAAGTAGGTAAAGCAACACCATACAAAGAAAGTGAACAAGATGGCACTTCTAAAAAAGAAGAAGGAACAGAATTTTTAGTTCGTTATATGTACACACAAGCGCCCACAAGCGAAAAACCATTAAAAACAGATAAAACACGTGATTTCTGCGATGAAATGATTAGTGCTAACAAAGTTTTTAGAAAAGAAGATATACTTGCTTTTAATAGCCAAGAATTAAATCCAGGATTTGGTGGAGGCGATAAAGAATATTCTATCTGGCTTTACAAGGGCGGTCCAAGGTGCAACCATCGCTGGACTCGTAAGCTTTACGCTAAAAAAGGTGGGCGCAGTTTAGGCCAAGCAATAAGTACAACACAAGCTATTAAACGTGGTTTTAGGCCAGCAGCAAATGAAAAAGAAGTATCTGTTGCTCCACGTAATATGGAGTATGCTGGTTACACAAAAGAATATTGGGATAAAATGGGATTTGAAAACTAAAATATGGCAACAGCATTATTTATAACAAGAACAGATTTAATACGCAACTCAATCCTTGATGGGAATATAGATTCAGACAAGTTTATACAATTTGTAAAGATATCTCAGGAGATTGAAGTTCAAAATTTATTAGGTACAGACTTATACAACAAAATAAGTGCTGACATTATAGCTGGATCATTAGGCGGTAATTATTTAACTTTAGTTAATGAATACGTGCAACCAATCTTAATTTGGTTTGCTCAAGTTAATTATATTCCGTTCGCTGCTTATACTATTGCAAAAGGTGGGGTTTATAAGCATCAATCAGAAAATTCGCAAACAGTTGATAAAACAGAAGTTGATTACCTAGTTGCAAAGGCTAGAGAGTATGCTAATTACTATTCAACACGTATGGTTGATTATTTATGTTTTAATCAATCGTTGTTTCCAGAATATACAAGCAACACAAACGAAGATATATCTCCGGATAGTGACACAACGTTTAAAGGTTGGGTATTGTGAAATATAAACCAAAACAAAAAAACGTTATTAAATTAAAAAAATATTTAAATGGTAAAACCAAAGTTAGCATTAATACCAAGCGGATATAAGAATAGCAAAGTATATTCTATACTGCCTAATGATGGTAGTGGGGATTTTACTTTTGATAGAGCTAATGGCTTTTCTACAAGAGTTCGTAAAGATGGTCTTATAGAAGAGGTATCTAATGATACACCAAGATTAGATTGGTTAAATAGTAATTGTCCGAATTTGTTGTTAGAAAGTGAAAGAACAAATAGACAGGTTTATTCTGAAGAATTAGACAATTCAGCTTGGGAAAAACGACCAGACTTAACTGTTACTGCAAATGAAATAATATCTCCTAATGGAGAATTAAATGCTGATAAAATACAAAGAGGCTCAACAATAAATACTAATAATTATGTCTTTGATACAATAAGTAAATCTTCAGCAGCTCAATTAGATATAGCTATTTCTGTTTTTGTAAAACAAGGTGAGGGAGATTTTTTTGCAATGAGAGGGCAAGGTAGTTATGGTACTGGTAGAGTAGATTTTATATATCAATTTAGTACAGACACAATAACTGCCAATGCTGCTGGAACTGATGCTACTTTGATAAGTACAAAATCAGAACATTATGGTAATGGATGGTATAGACTATCCCTTGTTTTTAATTCTGATGCTAATGCTAGTAATAGTACATATTTTAGTCCAAGAGGCTCAAGTGGTAATATTGATAGCACTGACACATCATCAACTGCATTTGCTTATGTATGGGGTGTACAGGTTGAAGAGGGCAATAGTGTTTCAAGCTATATTCCTACAACAACTGCTCAAACACGCTTTGCAGAAACTTGTAGTGTAACAACACCTAGTGGAGTAACACAAATAGTAGAAACATTTTCAGACGACACAACAAATACAATAACGACTATACCAAGCACATATACAATAAGTAATGGTAAGGTCAAAAAAGTAATAATGACATAATATGAGTTACGGAAAAATATATGAAACAACTTGGTGGGGTAACCCAGTAGAAGATGGCTGGGGTGGTATATACTATGACCTATCAGTAACAAGTGAAGTACCATCTCTTTTATCATCACTACAAGCTAGAGCAACTTACTATGAGAATGCTTCTGGTACAACAACAATATTAACAGCTTTAGAAAATTGTGAGATATGAGTAATTTATTAGAAAAAGCAAGTATTATAACAACCCCAACTGCTTACGAAGATGGCAAATTATTAAGTGTTAAACCTGTTCAATCTTTTGGTAGTGAGGTTAGTAATGATGTTAATTTTGATAATCCATCTAATTGGTCTTTAACAGGACAATCTACTGTTTCAAACGGTAAAGCTCATATAGTGCAAAATGATGCTTCAAATACAGGTGTAACTGCAAACACAACTATAACAAACAAAACATATAAAATAACAGGTGTAATATCTGATTACGTTAGTGGGAGTGTAGGTTTTGCATCTTTAGGTAGTACAAATCCAAGAGTAGCTATACCATCAGAAAATGGTGCTTTTACTATTTATTATACTTCAACAAGAAGCACACCAAGTACTTGGAATATTCAAAGAATTACATCGCCTTGTGACTTAAAGTTAGACAACGTAAGCGTAAAAGAAGTAATAGACGCAGACTTTGACTTTACAAGAGGCTCAAGTGCTACAAGAGTAAACGAACAAGGACTTATAGAAGATGTACAGATATTAAGTGGGAATTTAGTACAAAACGGAGATTTCTCACAAATAGGAAGTGAAGAAGTTACAAATGGTGGCTTTGATAGTGATAGCGATTGGTCTTTTATTGGAACTGCAAATATTAGTAATGGTCTTGGTAATTTTTTTACAACAATAGAAAAGGCACACAAAGATT